TCTACACAAGGAGTATCGTCGGCAGCGTCAGATGTGTATAAGAGACAGGGGTAAGACAACTAAGAAGTCACAGCTCTTAAAGGAATATAATAAAGAGCGAAATCGAATTAAAAGGTTTATTAGAAATGCTGAGAAAAGAGGTTATGTATTCGAGCCCAACCTTCTTCCTCCAAAACCAAAAACTATCACAAGTGGTTCGATAAGAAGGCTATCAAAAATTCGTCCAGCACAGCTTTATAACAAGGCTTATGCCATCAGTGCAGTAACAGGACAACCAATAACAGTTGAGCAGAGAAAAAGAGAAATAAGACAAGAAGCATCTAGGAAAGCATGGGAAACCAGGAGAAGAAAAAAAGACGAAGAGGACTATAATCGAATTAAGACCGACAGCGAATGGCAACAAACGTTTCATGCCTCAAAATTAGTATGGGATAAAGTACAGTCCATGATAGCAAACGTGGGTGTTCAACAATCCCAGTCAGCAGACTTATTAAATAATCTTTTAAACTCAGAAATTGAAAAGTATGGCGCAGACTCTGTTATGTATTCCATAGCACAAGCAAGTGAGGATTTTTTATCAACTTGTGAAGTTATAATTAAATATCATCCAAGTAGTGATGTATCAAGGACAGCCGTCCAGCATTTATATACATTAATAAGTGGCAATATACCAAGTGACGCAGAACAGGCAGAAATTGATGAAGCACTAGCTACCGATGAAAATTGGGAAGAAATATGAGGAAGCAAATAAAATATATGGTAGGGGATTTTGAAACCACAGTATATGACGGCCAAACATTCACTGAGGTTTGGGCTTCAGCAGTTGTTGAGCTAGGCACAGAGGATGTTAAAATTCATCATTCAATTAGAGAGACTTATAATTATCTTTATAACTTAAAACAGAATATTTGCATATATTATCATAACTTAAAGTTTGACGGTTCGTTTTGGCTATCGTTCTTGCTAACAGATTTGAAGTATGAGCAAAAGTTATATGTAAATCCGAATAATGATAGTGATGCACACTTTTTGAAAAAAAAAGATTTAACACCAAAATCGTTTGTGTATTCGATTTCCGACATGGGTCAGTGGTACAGTATACTTATCAAGACGCCTTACGCATTTATTGAGATTAGAGATAGTTTGAAACTCTTGCCATTTTCAGTTGAACAAATTGGGAAAAGCTTTCAAACAAAGCACCGTAAATTAAATATGGAGTATAAAGGGCATAGATACGCAGGTTGTCCAATTACAGATAGCGAAAAACGTTATATTGCTAATGATGTTCTAGTAGTTAAAGAAGCGTTAGAAATTATGCAATCGGAGGGGCACTTAAAACTTACTATTGGGTCATGCTGTCTCTCTGAATTTAAAGCTACAGTTGACAAGCAGGACTATCAGGCATTTTTTCCCGATTTAACACAGTTTAAATTAAACCCACTTGAATATAAATACTCAAACGCTGATGAGTATATAAGACACTCATATAGGGGCGGTTGGTGTTACCTAAAGAAAGGATGTGAAAACAGAATATACACTGAGGGTATAACAGCAGACGTCAATAGTCTCTATCCCTCTATGATGCACTCAGAAAGTGGAAATTATTATCCCTATGGTCGGCCAGTTTTTTTCAAAGGTAAAATACCCTCAAAATGTCTTACAGACCAATATTATTATTTTGTTCGCATACGTACACGTTTTTATCTGAAAGAAAATAAACTCCCATTTATACAGATTAAAGGGAGCTTTTTGTATAAGGCCACCGAAATGCTTGAAACATCCGATATAGTTGATAAAGATACAGGGAATGTATGTACATGGTACAAAGATTTTGACGGAAATATTAAAAAAGCTATTGTTGAAATGGTACTTACTCAAACTGATTTTAAGTTGCTACAGGAGCATTACAACCTTGTAGATTTTGAGTTATTGGATGGATGTTACTTTAGAAGTATAACAGGAATTTTTGACGAGTATATCAACAAATACAAGAAAATTAAACAAGTTAGTACAGGAGCAAGGCGAACACTAGCAAAACTCTTTTTAAATAACTTATACGGAAAACTCAGCAGTTCGGATATATCCTCTTTTAAAGTGGCAAGAGAGAAGGGCGATGGCTCACTAGGTTTTACGACATTTGAAGAGCACGAAAAGAAAGTTATGTATATTCCGATAGGTTCAGCTATAACAAGTTATGCCAGAAATTTTACTATTAGAGCGGCACAGCAAAACTATAAATATTTTGTATACGCCGACACGGATAGCATACATTGTTGTACTACAAAGAAAAAAATTAATGGAATAAAAATACACCCCTCTAATTTTTGTTGTTGGAAATTAGAGAGCTTTTGGGATGAAGCGATTTTTGTTCGTCAGAAAACTTATATTGAGCATGTTACGCATGAGGATGAAGAACCAATTAATGAGCCATACTATAATGTAAAATGTGCAGGTATGCCAGATAGGTGTAAGAATTTATTTCTCAAATCAATGGAGGGGGTGCCAGATGAAGAACTCGAGAAATACCCACCAATACAACAGGAATTTTTAAAAACAAAGAGAACGCTTGCTGATTTTAAACAGGGGTTGGAAGTATATGGAAAACTCAGGCCAGTGAGAATAAGAGGTGGGATAGTATTACAGGAGACAACATATAGAATGAGATAAAATGTAGAAATGCAAGGGGGGGCAACGTGAAACATAACAAAAGAGACAGAATAAATTCTGTCTCTTTAATATATCTATAACGTTAATTCTTAATGCATGGATAGGCATAAATCCAACCACACAAGTGCGTCTTATATTTCAAAGAGCCTTCCGCACCAATGTTACAAAAATAACTAACGCAGATACCATTAATAATATGCCAGAGCTTTAAGTATACATTCTTTACAGTCAAGTGAATAAAATCTAAAACACCCTCTATCAAAGAAGTATCTCATATAGTCAATTAACCAAGCATTATTTTTGAGCATTACATAATTGATATTGTGGTCATCTGTAGTGACTGAAATTCTTTGTTTAAAATCTGGGTCAACCTTCTTGTTGCAATATAATATGCTTTCTTCTTCAAAGATTTTAACGGCGTACTCTTCACCCTTATATTTAAGTGTGCATAAATATCTACTTTGCCCCCTCATTTTTCCGATGAAAGCGTGGTTGTCATTCAGATAAACATTTTGTGACGCATAAGCTACATAATTGGACTTGGTGAACGCACTATTAAAAAGCGAGTTTTCTTGTAACTTAGAGGCACTTTCATTATATCCCTGTTCAAGAACAAATCCCTCACCGCGTAGAAATTTGACATCCGATGTCAGTCTGTCAGTAATATCTAATGCTGTGTAATAAGGATTTAATAGCGTCACAGCGTTTGAAATCATTATTACAGGAACATATCTAACCTGGCTATTATTACCTCTTGCTATTGAAGTATGAACACTTATAAATTTACTAACTTCATCAGCGCAGTAATGATTAGTTTCAGACTGAAATTCATCAAAAAGTATTCTTGATACATCGCTCAGATAGTGCGAATACTTTTTCACTTTATCCGCACAGTTGAGTGCTACAGCATAACCACAGGATTTTCCTTCATCCTCTTCATCGTATGCACTGCATAAAAATAACTCGTACATTTTACTATTACCAATTTGTACAGCTTTCAATGTATAAGCTGAGAAAAAAAGGGTATGTATATCCTTAAAGAATTTGTCGGCAGAGTCCTTCAACTCGTCTTGAAATCTGTACAGTAGGCAAAATTTCTCATTATACTTTAAAAACCGATTAATTAGGTATCTATTAAAATATGTTGTTTTTCCTGCACTTCTATTTGATGTTGATATATAAATTTCGGGTACATTCCCATTAATATCTTTCATGCTTAATAGCTTAGTGCCATCATAGTATTTTATTTCTTTCATTTATCCACCTCCTTTAGTTTATTATATCAAATTATCCACAATTTGTCAAATTAATGTTGATAATTTGTGGATAATATGATATAATAAGAAAAAAGAAAGGAGGGCACTAATATGATTAACGACTTAGCATCACTAATTTCCACGCTTGGTTTTCCCATAGGAATGTGTTTAATTATGTGTTATTACATTAACAAAATTAATGACGCACATAAGGAAGAGACAGACAAGTTTGCAGAAGCACTCAACAATAATACAGTTGTACTTCAAAAACTTTGCGATAAGCTTGACAGTGAGGTTAATGTAAATGACAAGTAGTGATATTATAACAACAGCGAGAAAATATCTCGGGAAGCCTTATGTTTGGGGTGGAGAGTCCGAAGCCGAGGGCGGATATGATTGTAGTGGTTTTGTATTTTCTGTGCTGAATAAGTGCGGCATGAAAGTACCAAGAACTACAGCGCAAGGCTACTCAGCATTAGGCAAAAAAGTAACAAATATTCAAGGTGCTGATTTACTTTATTTTGGCAAATCAACCAAGAGAATTACTCACATAGCAATTGCTATTAGCGGCACACAGATGATTGAATCGATAGGAAACAGTAAAAACACAAAAACAAACAAGGGTAAGGGTGTTTCAATTACTAATATTTCTCATCGAAACGACTTAGTGCTTGTTAGAAGAATTGTTGATTTTAAAAAGGAGAAATTAGCAAATATGTCTTTATTGAAAAAAGGTACTAAAAATAACGATGTTACTGTATTTGAAATACTAATGTCAAAGTTAGGGTATTATACAGGTTCAATTGATACTCAATACGGTAAAGGCTGTGTATCTGCATGTATTAATTTTCAGAAAGACCGCAATCTTTTACCTGATGGTGAGTGTGGTAACAACACGTGGAAAGCACTTCTTACTGAGGTAATTTAATGGCATGGATAGCTATTGAAGGTACTAGAAAGTATCTGACTCACGCGCAGATGGAGAACAACGCTGTAGAGTTTAACGCTTATTTTACTGGAAAATACACACTTGAAAGTATATGCGGTATGCTCGGAAATGTTCAGAGAGAAAGTACCTTAAACCCTGCGCTAAAAGAAACAGCAAGTATATCTAGTGGGTGTGGTCTAATTCAGTGGACTCCATCAGCAAACCTCACTAACTACGCAAGCGCTCAAGGTAAGGATTGGAAAGACGGCAACTTACAATGTCAGCTTATTAATGCCGAAGTACTTGAGGGTTATGGCGGTCAGTGGATACCTACTAAAAAATATCCCTATAGTGGTTTAGAATTTTCTCAACTAAAGGATGTTGAAGAAGCCGTTAAGGCTTACTGTTTTGAACGTGAGCGCGCTGGTGTTGTAGCACTTGACGAAAGAATACAAAATGGAAAGAATTGGTATGAGTATCTTAGTGGTACACCCACACCCACACCACCTACACCACCTACACCACCTACACCATCAACAAGAAGGCACTTACCTGTTTATATGATGTTACACAGGCGATTTTAAGAAAGGAGAATGATAATGGCTAAATTACCAAAAGACGAACTTATTGAAAAAGTGAGAAAATATGTCGGCGATAGAACGGATGATGAAACAATTGAGATTATTGAGGATATATCCGATTCAATCGACTCGTCCGAAGCTGACGAGTGGAAAAAGAAATATGAGGAAAATGACAAAATGTGGAGAGACAAATATATTTCACGTTTTGTTGAAAAAAGGAAGATGAACCAGACACACCGACAGAACACGAGGAGGAAGAGAAAGAGTACAACTCTTTCGAGGATTTATTTGAAGAGGAGGAAAAATAATGGCTAGAATAATTGCTAAAACGAAACTTGACGCACGGTCAATTGACATTTTAAATGTTATTAGAAACAATGCGTCCTATGCATATCAGAAAGATGTGCCAAAAATAGTGAAAGAAGAGGATATTTCGAAGGTTGGAGAAATCCTTTTTGGAAATCCGACACACTCCAACGAATTTATCAACGCTTTAATTAATAGAATTGCGTTGGTGCGTATGCAGAGTGCAACTTTTAACAATCCTTATAAGCACCTCAAGAAGGGCTATCTCGAATTCGGCGAAACTGTAGAGGATATTTTTGTTGGTATTATCAAGGCCGTAAAATATGATGCCGAGAAGGGTGCCAGCAGGGAGTTTAAACGTACTCTTCCTAATGTCCAGTCAGTCTTTCACCTGACTAATTGGAGGGTAATGTACCCAATTACTATTGAGAAACAGGCATTAAGACGAGCTTTTACATCTGCTGACGGTGTAACTAATCTTATTACATCAATTATTGACCAAGTTTATCAGTCAGCTGAATATGACGAATACTTACTTTTTAAGTATCTGCTCATTAAAGCAATTTCTCACGGTAAAGTATATCCACAGCAGATTGATACTACTGACATGGATAGTGTAGCCGTAGCTTTTAGAGGAAAATCAAATTTACTTCCTATTGATATGACTGGTAGATTTAACGAGGCTCATGTACAGAACAACACAGCTATTGATAAACAGTGTATTTTTATGGATGCTGATTTTAATGCTAAATTTGATGTTAAAGTACTTGCCAGTGCTTTCAATATGGATAAAGCAACATTCATAGGAAAACTTCATTTAATTGACGATTTTGCGTCATTTGATAATGAAAGATTTGAAGCCATTAGAGAAGAGTCCACAGGTCTTGAAGAAGTGACAGAAGCAGAGCTTGAACTTATGAAGAACGTTAAGGGAGTTTTGGTTGATGAAGAATGGTTTCAGGTTTATGATAACTTATTTGAATTTGACGAAACACGTGTAGGCAGTGGCTTATATTGGAATTATTGGTTACATTGCTGGAAAACTATTTCTTACTCGCCTTTTGCTAATGCAATCGTTTTCGTTGACAGTGCTGCGGAAATTTCCCTGCCTCAATCAATCACTGTTGAAATCACAGGAAAAGATGTCTCTGAAGTCGGTACAATCTTTACACTTAATGTGGTGGATGACAACGCTACACTTGCACCTAATTCGGTTAATTTTGTTCAGACGGAAACTCTTACAAAAGAGGGTATTGCCGTACAGAAATATGGTGCTATTGTAATTCCGTCATCAAAATCTGATATACAAATCACGCTTGTAGCTGATTTAGAGGGAACAACCTACACAGGAACTACAGAAACTACAAGAACTACAGGAACTACAGGAATCACAGCTGCTAGCAATGTAGGCGATAAATTCGTATTAAATAAAGGATGATGAATTATGTACATAGTACCCGATAGCGAGGTGTACATGCTGAGTGGAGTACCTCTATCCACTCAGCAGAAACACTCAATTTATTTTTCAGATAAGCAAACACAAGCGAATTATTTTATTGGTAAAGCCAAAAAGCATTTTAATCATGTAACTTACAACAGAGTTAATAAGGGTAAATGTCGTTTACAGGCCACAGCAGACGCATTATATGACTGTAATTACATGATGTTTCAAAACTCGGCTTTCAGTACTCGTTGGTTTTATGCATTTGTGACTGGGATTGAGTATATTAACAATGTTACTGCCGAGATAAGCTTTCAAATTGATGTTATACAAACGTACTGGTTTGATATTGAACGAAAAGAATGCTTTGTTGAACGTGAACACAGTCTAACTGATAACATCGGTGAGCATATCCTTCCAGAGAATGTTGAGTGTGGCGAATATGTTTACAACGATGACGCTCAGTTAATTGGGTTAGGCTCTTTAAGTACTTGCACCATGGTACTACTTGCCACAACAGGAGGATATATATACGACGGTGTTTATAGTGGCTATCAAATAAAAGCCTTTGCTAACACAGAAACAGGCAGTAATAATCTCACTAATTTTTTAAATCAGTATTTAACTACTCCCGACAATATCTTAGCACTATACACTTGTCCTACAGATATACTTCCTGTTGAGGTAACGGATGCAGGAGTTAATATTACATTCACAGGAAATACTAATCCGATAAATGTTACTGGTGTACCAATTAGCGATAGTGATACAATAAACGGTTACAGACCGAGAAACAAGAAACTATACACTTATCCATTTAATTTTAATGAAGTAAGAAATAATTGCGGACAAACATTAATCCAACGCTATGAATTCTCAGAAAATCTTACACCGTATTATAACATAGTAGGTAACATGACAATGCCAGTACAGGAAGTGTTGCGCCTTGATAGATACAAGGCCACAAAAACAAGTGGAACAGGCAGAATGGATATGACGGAAACAATCACACTTGACAGCTTCCCTTTATGTTCGTGGAATGTAGACGCATTTAATGCGTGGGTTGCTCAAAATGCTGTACCATTAACAATCAACGCTATTCCGTCTGCCGTTCAGACTGCTACTGGAATGGTTACAGGACAGTCAAGTAACTCAGCTTTGGGTAGTGTGCAAAATATATTAACAAGTGCTTACACGGCTAGTATTTCTGCTAACGATGTAAAGGGCAATTATGCTACTAATAATGCACTTTTTGGTAAAGGTCAAGTGTGCTTTAAAGCTCAACGAAAATCAATTACCGCTGAGTATGCAAAAGCAATAGACAAGTATTTTGACGTGTTTGGGTATGCCTGTCATACAACTAAAGTGCCTAATGTTTCAAGTAGACCACATTGGAATTATACCAAGACAGTTGACTGTACTATAGTGGGTGGCGCACCCAGTGATGACATATCTCTGATTGAAAGTTATTTTAATAGTGGAATTACCTTTTGGAAACACCCTGATGAAGTTGGTAATTATTCGCTTGATAATTCAGTTTAGAAAGGGGGAGATAAAAATTGAGTATGGCAAGAAAAGCAAGACGAGCACAAAAGCGTACTTCATTTAGTGACAGCGTTTGTTATCAGCTTTACACTTTTGACCAATACTTAGATTTATTTACAGAAATAGCAATTAGCTCGTTTGAATGGGTTGGGCTTCCTAGCACTGTAGATGCTCGATTTATTGAAGTTGGTCTGTATGAAAATAGTGCTATGCTGTATTTTAATGATGAAGTTATGGGAAATCTGTGCCTTAGAAGTATACTGGGTGGTCAGCTTGATGTTTACAATATACCGTTAGATAGACGAGCTTATGCTTCTAATGGTTATCAACGTGTGTGCGGTAGAAGTGACAGTGTTATTATATGGGATAATATGACACATTGGTGCTGTAAAGATAAAATGGAAATATTCGCTAAGAGACTGGCTGAACTTGACGCAAGTATTGATATTAACTGCAAAGCTCAAAGAACACCGATTTTGATTAAAGGTAGTGAGCAACAACAATTAGCTCTTCACAACGCTTATATGCAGTATGACGGTAACCAACCTGTTATTTTTGGTAGTAATGATTTCATGGAGGGTGACGGCAGTTCGTTTGGTGTGTTCACAACTGGTGCGCCATATGTCGCAGATAAGCTTTATGAATTAAAAGTTAATCTTTGGAATGAAGCCCTAACTTATTTGGGTGTATCAAATATTAGTATTCAGAAAAAAGAGAGAATGCTTAAGGATGAAGTGCAGAGGTTACAAGGCGGTGTAATGGCTAACAGGTATTCGAGAGAATTTGCAAGACAACAGGCATGTGAGCAGATAAACAGGATGTTCGATACACAGATAAGCTGTCATTTCCGTGATGTATTCAATCAAAAGGACGACAGGGAGGAGGATAACGAAGGTGAGTAAATACACGACACAAGTTAGATTTATTTGCGAAACAAACGCAAATTTAACTGAGTCTACTGGGTTCAATAATATTGAAGATGTGCTTAACAAATCTTGGAACAAGATTTTTAGCGACTTCCCTATTTTTGACGAACAATACCGCGCAGAACTTTGTAAGAAGATTTTAAGACATTACTATACAAGAGAGATTTGCTGTGAAACTGTAGGTAGATGGAAGTTGTTTTTAACTGATAAAATGAATAACATAATGCCTTATTATAACCAACTTTATCAGAGTCAATTGTTAAAAATCCAACCGTTAGTTAGCGTGGACAGGAGTGTTACACATGAAGGCCGTGGAAGCGAAACCAAAACCACTAACAGAAATGGAACTAATAGTAGCACCTCGAGAACTGACGGAAGTACTGATACTTGGAGCTATTACAGTGATACACCACAGGGCGGTATTGCTGGACTTGACTCTAACGATTATTTAACAAATGCTACACATAATGTGGGTACAGATGGCACGAGTAGTACGCTAAACGGAACAACTAGCGATAGTGAAACAGGCACAGGTAATAGAAACGACAGCTATGTTGACAAAGTTTTAGGTTATGAAGGTAACCAATCAGAAATGCTACTAAAGTTTAGGGAAACGTTTTTAAATATTGATATGTTGATTATTAATGAACTTAAAGATTTATTCTTTACAATTTACTAGAGAGGTGTATAATATGGACAACTGTGACAGAGATTTTTTTAGGTTTTGGTGCTACAAGGTTTTACCACTTGTATATGATGACAGCTTAAGCTATTACGAAATTCTGTGCAAAATGGTAACTTATATTAATAATTTGATTGAAACTGACAAGTTGCAAAACGACGAAATTAATAAGCTAAAAAAGGAAGTACAAGAAGTGCAGAATTGGATTAACAATTTTAACACAGACTTTGCTGAGAGCATTATTGCTCAGTATTTAGCTACAATGATTTTCGTTACAATTAGTGACGATGGGTATATTATTTATACAATTCCTAGTCATTGGGAGAGCATTACTTTCAATACAACTGGTTTAGACACTGAAAATAATATTGGTGTTGGCAACTATGACTATGGTCATTTAGTACTAAGCTATTAGAAAGAGAGGTAAATTAATATGAATGGATTAATTAACAGACAGTATGTGGGTGCCAGATATGTACCTAAACTTATGGGCGAATGGAATAAGGCTTTGCAGTATGAACCATTAAGTATAGTGACGCACTTAAATAACAGCTTTACAAGTAAATTACCTGTACCTGCAAATATTGACATTACTAACACTGATTATTGGGTAAATACAGGTAATTATAATGCACAAGTTGAAACGTATAGAAAAGAAACTCTTGAAGCTAAACAGCTGGCAAATAATACTAATGCTGATTTACAGGCATTTAAAGAAAATCAGACCAGTACCTGTCTCTTATACACATCTGACGCTGCCGACGATACTCC